AAAAATCGACGCCTTTGCGCAATTCACAACTCTTTAAACCATCACGCCATTGGGCGATATAGTGTTGGCCACCACCGGCGGTCAATTGGCATATGCCATCAGGCACGGAACCATGCTCTGTTGTGAAATCGTCCCATGATTCGTCACCACCATTGCGGGGGTCAATATCAAACACCACAATGCCGGACTTTTCCCCTGCTGCAATGCCAATGTTGTAATTCGGATTCTGCGCCCACCAGGCACGGATTTGGTCGGGGTCTATGGTCGCATCATGTACGCCATGTGCAGAGGCTGGGCGCTTATCGTTTGGGATCAATGGCAAGACATGCCAGCCCCATGACGCATAGCTAAGAGCCGCATCTAGCTTGGTTGTTGTGGTCATAGGGATGCTCATGGTTGAAATTCAGAAATATTATTTTCAACTACTAATTTTCCATCTGTTATGACTTGCAATTCATACTGCCTGCCCTTGGGCGGGTACTCACCCCACTGGTAGATCGTTTGCGGCCATGTTTTCAGCACCTCCGCAAGCTGTCTAATGCCGCCAAAGTGATCTATTGCTTCCTGTGTTTTCATCTTATTTCCAATTAAATTGAAATACTTGTTGACACTATACATTTAATTATGCAATAATTCAATCAATCGCTAAACGGATACCCCAAACAGCGATCACTTAGGAGAGCCACATGGCTATCAATCTTCGTAGTACGAAAGGCATACACGCCAACGGTGTGAAGCTTTTAGTTTATGCAAATGCGGGTGCAGGCAAGACCTCGCTTATCCCGACACTGCCTACACCAATCGTGTTCTCGGCTGAAGGTGGTTTGCTGTCCATTGCTGATGCTGACATCCCCTTTGTTGAGGTGTCGAGTTATGACACGTTGATGGAAGCATATCAGTGGGTGGTAGGCTCCGACGAAGCCAAGCACTTTGAATCGATCGCTTTGGATTCTATATCTGAAATTGCAGAAGTTGTTTTGAACCATGAGAAAAAGATTGCCAAGGATCCGCGCCAAGCCTACGGCAGTATGCAGGAACAGATGGCTGACATCATTCGTGCGTTTCGTGATATCCCCAAACATATCTACTTCACAGCTAAGTGTGAGAAGGCTACTGATGAAACTGGTCGAATCCTTTATGCACCTTCGATGCCTGGTAACAAAACGGGTCAGCAGTTGCCTTACTTCTTTGATGAGGTGTTGGCACTTCGTGTCGAGAAAGATGCGGAAGGCAATGCGCAACGTGCGCTGATGTGTGATAGCGACGGTATCTGGCAAGCCAAGGATCGTAGTGGCAAGCTGGACACTTGGGAAGCACCCGACCTTGGTGCCATTATTAATAAGATTGGGGGTTGATATGAAACAACAACAAGCATTTCCAACCATTATCAATAGCGAAGTATTGCGCGGCATGACATTGCGGGATTACTTTGCGGCGGCAATCATAACGGGCATTTTTGCCCACCGTGACAATGTGTTTAACACCCACCTTATGAATGCTACTGAAGCTTATCAGATGGCAGACGCAATGATCTGCGCAAGGGAGCAATTATGAACATCTATGAATTATGGATTCTTGCCAAAGAAGCAGAGAAAGCAGCTATTGAGAATCGTCGCGCTGTTGAGGATCAATTGGTTATGGAATTGGACATTGCTAAGACCTTGGACGGTACTCAAAACATTACAACGGATGGCTACAAGATCAAGGTCGTGGGGCGCTTAGATCGCAAGGTCAACAGCGACAAGTTGCAGGACCTAGCAGCAGAATTTGGTTTAACCCAGCACTTATCCAGCCTGTTTCGGTGGAAGCCTGAAGTCAATGCCTCGGCATGGAAGTCAGCAGATGTAAGCATTACTGAAGTATTGCAGGACGCTATTACGACCACAAACGGTCGCCCATCTTTCACAATCATTAAGGAATAAATATCATGGCACAACTTCTTGAAACCTTCAGCGTTGACTCGCTGCCCACACCCACTAACAACTTCGAGCCTTTGCCGGCTGGTTGGTACACAGCAGTGGTAAACGGTGCGGAGATCAAAAACACCAAGGCTGGCACAGGGCAGTACATTGCCGTGCGCTATGACATTACGGGTCCCACCCACCAAGGGCGTGTGGTGTTCGGTAACCTGAACATCAAGAACCCAAATCCCAAGGCCGAAGAGATTGGTCGCCAGCAGTTGGGTGAGTTGATGCGCGCTATTGGTCTGGCAACCGTTCAGGACACTGATCAGTTGATTGGTGGACAGTTGAGCATTAAGCTTGACGTGCGTGAGTCAGAGCAGTATGGCGCGTCGAACGACGTCAAGGGCTATAAGTCCAACGGTACAGTACCACCAGCGGCAGCAGCCAAAGCACCGGCAGCAGCAAAAGCAGCCCCTCCTTGGGTTAAGAAATAAAAAAAATGCCCCTGACCATACGGTTGGGGGCAAAAAAACTAAGGAGAGGTACCATGAAGATACCTGAGTCAGAATACACGATTGAGGCACTGATTGACAAGCACCATGAGTCAATTCAAGGCGGGGCTAGACCACACATGGGCGCTAGCATACTGGGGCATCCCTGCGACCGGTGGTTATGGTTGTCGTTCAGGATGGCGGTGGTCGAGCGTTTCCCTGGTCGTATCTTGCGACTGTTTAGGCGTGGCCAGAATGAGGAGGCACAGGTTGTGTCGGACTTGCGCGCTATTGGTTTGAGTGTGCAAAAGACAGGCGCTAATCAGTCCAGAGTGGACTTCGGGTGCCATGTGTCTGGCAGCATTGACGGCATCATTGAGTATGGTGTGCCAGAAGCACCTAAGACACCCCATGTGCTAGAGATCAAAACGCATGGCAAGAAATCGTTTGAAAGCCTACTCAAAGATGGCGTAGAGAAGTCAAAGCCTATGCACTATGTGCAGATGCAGATGTACATGGCGGGAATGAAGTTTGACCGTGCGCTATATGTTGCGGTTTGCAAGGATGACGACCGTATCTATACCGAGCGGGTCAAGCTTGATAAGGCAGCGGCTCAGAAAGCTGTCGAGCGTGGGCATCGCATTGCTACGGCTGATCGTATGCCACCACCCTTGTCTACTGACCCCACATGGTTTGAGTGCCGGTTCTGCCCAGCGCATGAGTTTTGCCATAAGACAAAGCTGACCAAGGAAGTTAACTGCCGGACTTGTACAAGTAGCACAGCCAAAGAAGACGGGACTTGGCACTGTGAACAGTATGAAGTAACACTAGATTTTGCTAATCAGAGAGTGGGCTGCGAGGCACACATTCTGCACCCAGACTTGGTGCCGTGGTCGGTCAAGATTGTCGATGATACGGTGACCTGGATCACGCCAGAAGGTGACATCAAGAATGGCGTCAAGAATGCGACTGTTTTTTCTAGCCGAGAGATTGTGGCCAATCACAAAGCTTGTGCAAGCCCTGATGAGTTTATCAAGACCTTGCGCAAAGACTTTGGTGCGGAGATATTTTGATGAGATATTTAAGCGTATGCAGCGGGATTGAGGCCGCCACAGTAGCATGGCATGATCTTGGCTGGCAGCCTGTTGCTTTTTCAGAGATTGAGCCGTTTCCGAGTGCAGTACTCAAACATCATTATTCGGATGTCCCCAACGTGGGCGACATGACTAAATATAAGGAGTGGGACATTGGAACAATTGACCTTCTTGTTGGAGGAACACCCTGTCAGTCCTTTAGCGTTGCTGGACTCAGAAAAGGACTTGAAGACCCCCGTGGAAACCTCGCCCTCGTCTATTGCGGAATACTTGACCGATTTAAGCCCAAATGGTTTGTCTGGGAAAACGTACCGGGTGTCCTCAGTAGCAATGGTGGACGGGACTTTGGTTCCTTCCTCGGGGCGGTGGCAGAACTCGGGTATGGGTTCGCATACCGAGTGTTGGACGCTCAATACTTCGGAGTGGCCCAGCGCCGCCGTCGTGTGTTCGTTGTCGGATGTCTTGGAGACTGGAGAAGTGCAGCAGAGGTTCTTTTTGAGCCAGAAAGCTTGCGCAGGGATTCTCCGCCGAGCAGAGAAGCGGGGAAAGAAGTTGCCAAGTGCCTTACAAGAGGCGTTGCACAGCGTTACGATCCAGAAACAGAAACTATGATTAGCACTTATTCAACTCCTGCGATTGGAAATATAAAAATAGATCAAATTGCAAGTTGTATTAGTAGAAACACAGGCGCAGGGGGAGAGACGCAAAATCCTGCGTTTGTCGTTCAGCCTGTGTATGAATTGCACGGTCAAGACAGTCGAGTGACTGAATTAAAAAATGTTTGCGGAACAGTATCGGCTGCATATGGCGCTGGAGGCGGGAATATTCCTGTGACTATTCAGCCTCTTGTTTACGACACCACAAACATAACGTCGCCGCAAAATGGATCAAACCCTAAACCAGGCGACCCTTGTTTTACGCTGGCTAAAGGGCAGCATCCTCCTTTGTTGACTCAGCCAGTTGCCCCAACACTTACGGCAAGCAACGACCCAAGCCGCAGCCCACAGTCAACCGAGGTCACAAATCAAGTGGCAGCGGTTCATGCTGCATCAATGGCAGTTCGCCGCCTAACTCCCGTTGAGTGCGAACGATTACAAGGCTTTCCCGACAACTACACAAACATCACCTGGCGCAAGCAGCCAGAGTCACCGGACGGTCCTAGATACAAGGCGCTCGGCAATTCGATGGCTGTGCCTGTGATGGCGTGGATCGGCAGGAGAATCGCTAATGTTGCGTGACTACCAGCAACGCGCCATTGACCAGTTATATGCGTGGTTTCACAAGAACCCAAACGGCAACCCCTGCCTGGTCCTGCCCACTGGGTCGGGGAAGAGCCACATTGTTGCGGCGCTGTGCAAGGACGCGCTGCAATCTTGGCCAAAAACAAAAATTCTTATGTTGACGCATGTTAAGGAATTAATTGTTCAGAATGCAGAGAAAATGCGACTCCATTGGAAGGGCGCGCCTTTGGGTATTTATAGCGCAGGGATTGGTAAGCGTCAACTAGGTGAGCCAATTACTTTTGCCGGCATTCAGTCGGTCAGAACCAAGGCAGCACAGCTAGGACACATTGACTTGGTGATTGTCGATGAGTGTCACCTAGTGAGCCACAAGGATGAGGGCGGATACCGCAACCTTTTAAGCGACCTACAAGCAATTAATCCTGATCTTAGGGTGGTAGGGTTGACTGCCACGCCTTATCGCCTTGGGCACGGTTTAATCACGGATAAGCCGGCATTGTTTGATGCGCTGATTGAACCGGTTAGCATTGAGGAACTGGTTTATAAAAAATATTTAGCGACCCTGCGCAGCAAATTGACGTCCGAGCGCTTTGATGTGTCGGGTGTGCATAAGCGTGGTGGCGAGTACATTGAGTCAGAGTTGCAAGCTGCGGTAGATAATGCAGACAAAAATTGCCAGGTTGTGCGCGAGGTCATCAGGCTTGCCTGCAAGCGTAAAGCTTGGTTGTTTTTCTGTGCTGGCGTCAAACACGCTCAGAACGTCTGCCTTGAGTTGATTGCGCAAGGTGTTGCCGCTGCGTGTGTGACCGGCGAGACACCCAAGGCAGAGCGTGACAGGATATTGACCGAGTTTAAGGCGGGGCGGATTCGTGCGTTGACCAACGCCAACGTGTTGACTACAGGATTTGATTATCCGGATATAGACTTGATTGCCATGCTGCGCCCGACTATGAGCGCCAGCCTTTATGTGCAGATGGCAGGGCGTGGAATGCGCCCTAAGAGCCACACTGACCATTGCTTGGTGCTTGACTTTGCGGGGGTGGTTGAGACGCACGGTCCAATCACCAACGTGCAGCCACCAAAGAAGGGTGGGTCGGGTGAGGGCGAAGCACCGGTTAAGGTGTGCGATGAGTGCCATGAGATTGTGCATATCTCTGCCAAAGTTTGCCCGAACTGTGGCCACGCATTCCCGCCGCCAGAAGAAAAGAAACTGGTGCTACGTCATGACGATATCATGGGGCTAGATGGCATGGATATGCCGGTGACCGATTGGCATTGGCGTAAGCACGTTAGCCGTGCAAGTGGCAACGAAATGATTGCCCTGACCTATTACGGTGGCTTGACTGATCCGCCAATTACTGAGTACTTGCCAGTGCTTAATCAGGGATATGCGGGTAACAAAGCCATGCAGTTGCTTCACGACATTGGAAGTCAATCAAACGCAGTGCTGTCGGGCATTAACCAAGCGCCATCACCGCTCATGTATTTAATTGCTCAGATGAACCAAGCCAATCCACCGCGTATGATCTCATACCGTCGTGATGGCAAATTTTATAAGGTGGTGAAAAGATTATGGTGACATCAGAACACATGGAGCAAGCCGCATTGATCATGTGGTTTCGCCGCGCATATCCGGATACATTAATCTTTGCCATCCCCAATGGTGGGTTACGCTCCAAAACACAAGCCATGAAGTTAAAGGTCGAGGGCGTGGTGCCTGGCATCCCTGACTTGTTTGTGCCGGCGTGGAAGCTATGGATTGAAATGAAAAAGGTCAAGGGCGGCAAGATATCGCCAGAGCAACAAGGTATGATTGATTATTTACAAAGTGTTGATTACCATGTTATTGTGGGACTTGGTGCTGAAGATGCAAGACGCAAGATCAGCCAATTTATTAAGGAAACACAATGATCGAACCTAAAGACCGCTTTGTAACTATCCGTATGCCGATTGAGATATTTAAGGTTGTGAAGGCGCAAGCAGATAGCCAGACACGCTCAATCAGCAGACAGATTGTTCACTTGATTAAAGTAGCGCTGGAGCAAAAATGAACAAAGACATTCTGTTTAGCCTTTGGTACGACAGCCTAGAAGGCACCAAGTCGCAGGGGTTTGCATACAAGGCGTGGTGCGCGGGTTGGGACGCTGCAAAAAAGCCAATTAAGTGTGACTGTCTAACCCCAGAGCGCTGCGAATTGTATGACCGCTGCTTGAGAGGGGAGAAGGAATGAGCATCCAAAAAGACAAAGAAGCCATTCTGCAAAAGATTAGCGACATCGGGCAGGAGATTGAGCAAGCAGAGAAGCAAGAGAAACTTTGCAAATATTGCGGGGGTATAGGACGGGTAGTGTGTGATGGTAGGTGTATGCTTGAGCAAGAGCCTTGGGACACATCCGACATGGCGCATCGGTCTAATGGTTTGGCAATTGATGACGACGACATTCAAGAATACAAAAGACCTTGGGTCGGGATGTCTGATGTGGAGATTGCAATATATAGCAGTGGGTTCAGTGGGATTCGTTTGGCGAGAGAGATTGAGGCCCAATTAAAGGAGCGCAACAAATGAGTTACATAGTCGCATCCCTCCCGCCACTAAAATGTTTTGTGCGACGTGAGTTCCTGTACAACTTCACTAAAGGCTATGGCGAGTACGAACCCGCCATCTGGGTGAGCATCAAGGCATTGCGTGGCCAAGTGTTCCGCATTGAGTCGCTGTTACCCAACTACGGCGCACTGTACGACAAGCTGCCTATACACGCCTATGTCTGGCATACCGACGCGCCTTCAAGCCTACCTATTGACACACTACAACTTTGGGACTGCATGGGCTACAAGTTTACAGTCATCGAAAAGATTGGTTTGCGTAACCTGGGCGTGAAGTTTTTAGGCAAAGACAAGCAATGGCACTTTGGACAGTACTTGTTTACCGTGGACTTCTGCGCGGATGGCTTAGACGTTGATACGGGTTTTACCGAACAGGCAGAAGAACATAAATCGTTTAACTTTGTACGTCTTGATAACGGTCAGTTTGCGTGTCAGCCTAACAACCGGTGCCTGTGGTACGACCAAAGCTTGATACCTAGCGAGACAAAATTTCCAGACTTTCAAGCAGCAAAGCATCTTTGGACAGTAGACGGCACACGCAAATGGAGCGCAGGAGACGATTGGTTTTATAACATAGAGGAGCGCAAATGAAAGAAGAACCAAAGCCCTACAAACTTCCACCAGCCTTAAAGCTGGCAGCAGAGAAAGCTAAAAAGCAACAACCGGAGTTAATCGCTATTTCAGGGAAGATACGCTATGTACACCACGAATAAAGATATCTGCGTTTGCGAACACATTAATTTGTGTGAGGTAAACGACCGCTGCATGAAGAAGCTGCCATGCCCACTGACAGACGACCCATCATTCGTCTACGTCTCAGCCGCGTCTACCGACGTCCAAAAGACATGGCGCAAGTTCGGCTGGGTGCCAAGCTTACGCTAGCAGCGTATTTGCCTTGATTTTAACGGCAGCTACGCGATTAAGCCAGCCTTTACCGAATGTTTCAAAGGTGTTTAAACTGCGGTAAAAGGCTTCTTTGGCTTGGCTAAACTTCTCGACTAGCTCAACAGGGTCTTGAGCTTTGACAGCAGCAAGCGTAACTGGGCCAATGCCACCGTCAGCAGGCACACCAACAGCCGTCTGTAGGATCTTTGCAGAGCGTCCAACGCCAGCATTTACGGCGAAGTCAAACACAAGGTAATCAATACCCGCAGGCATATCGTCGCACTTGCAAGCATCCCAGAACTTACGTTTGTACAACGGCTCAACCATCTCAGGGGTCAGGGAGCGCATCTCTTTCTCGTTAGACTCACGACCAACCCACTCTTCCCAGACCCGTTTGGTCACGCCAAGGTTGGTCATGCCGCCTGGGTCGGACGGGTGGTTAACATAACCACCTTCTGAGGCAAGCATCATCTTAAAGGCGTTATCCCAATTACTTTGCATTTTTAATCTCCGTCTCAGTAATTTTTTCTTTGGATTTCATATCGATAATCTTTTCTAGTGTGCGACCACCAAAATAGAAGCTCATTATCAACATCCCCCATTGCCCTAGCAGCTCGACATACGCTTTGTTGGTTTCCATGTCAAAAGCTGACATCATGGCAAACGTAAAGTAGCCGCTTAAAATCGCTATAAGGGTCATAGGACGAATATTCTTAGACAACCAAGAGTCTGACCTCATATCGTTTTCTTGACGCTTGGTAAGCTCTCCCTGCTCCTGCATATCTGCTTGCATTTTGGCAAGTTCGCCGTTTTGCTGCATTTCTAGCAGCTTGAGCTTTGCTTGATCTGCTTGTGCGGGATCAGGCCAAATCTTGTCGATGATCTTGCCACCGATATTGAATATTTCCATAAGCGGGATCATGTTAGAACCTCACGCCTGAAAAACGGATTTTAATTGCTGTCCACTTGGCATCACACCAAGCCTTGAGTGCTTCCCATTTTGCTTTCATTTGTCCATCTCCGTAGCGGCTAGAATGATGCGGGTTTTGACTGAGGTAAGGTCTGATGGTTCTGCTTTAAATCCAACGGCAATGTATCCTGCAAATTTACCCATCTCATTCGGGATTGATCCACGGCACATATATGTTACGCCTTGCGACTTAGCCCATTCGCCAACTTGTGATGATGATTGAAACGGCTTACAGGATATCTCGTTATTAAGCATAGAAACAACGTCAGCGTTTCGTGCAGGGCTTTCATTAAAGAGCGATACAGTCACGCCTTCAAGTTTGTGATTACGCTCACCGTTGGCAATCGCAAGGATGGTTGTGCGGCTGTTTGTGGCTAGGTTGACCTTATTGATTACGATCCCGACAGCGTTTACATCTTTGACCAGCCTGTTTGCAAGTGGCAATAATTCTTCGTGGGTCTTGAGTTGCGGCATGGTGCTATTGCTACTGATTGCTGCCAGAATGACCTGTCGGCTATCCCAAGTCAGGTAGCCAAGGAAGAAAATGGTAGACAGCAGAATGACACTAACAAGTTTAAACGGGTTATCCACCCACTTGATAAGGTCAAGTAACTTGTCCGTCATGTCTTGTTTTTGGACAGGCTTGGCACGCTTTACAGGTGCTTTTCTAATGGGTGCTTTCTTAGCCGCAACCATTATTTATCTGCCTTGCTGTCCATCTTCTCGTAGAGGCGGTCTAGGAGCATTTCAATGCGGTCAAAGCGCTTGTCCATGTCGGCGCGAAAGCTGTCCACTTCTGACTTCTTGACGTAGTTTTCACTCATGTGAAGGCGAATGCTTGCAATGTCGTTCTTGAGTTCTTTAACAGAGTCCCACAACTGGCGGGCAAACCAGCCCATTACGCCGAGCGCGGCTGCGCCACTAAGATTGATGATGAATTGAAAGTCCATGTTACGGCCTCAGGGAGTTGCGGTTTTCTTGTTCGGGTGCCAAGTTATTTTTGCGGTCAACAAACAATTGTACAGGAGCGGTAACGCCTTCTGGGTTCCATTGTTTACTGTTCATCAACGTGCGCAACACAACACTACGATCTTTTGAAGGCAACTTTTGAACTAATTCAGCAACGCTTTTGCCGTCTTTCATACCGTCAACAATTATCTGCTTAACCTGGTTAGTAATTTTTCCTTCTAAAATTCTTAACGCTTCGTTTATTGTTGTGGTCGTTGTGCTAAGAAACGCGGGAATACGTCCAATTTCTTTGTCTGACATACCCATGATGCGCGCCAAACCACCGGCGCCCGCAGCAGCTTGTTCGCCTACTTTAATGTCACGCTCCAACTGGCTTGCAATGTCTTCTAATTGACCAGACTTGCGTCCCATTTCTTCAACAACGTCAAAACTGCCAGGGCCAAAAATCTTTTCAATTTCTTTAGGATTTTTACCTTTAATTAAATCAATAAAACCTTGTTTATTGTCTTGAAATTTATCTAACGCAAGAGCGGCAAACTTTTGTTGTTCAATTCCTTTCATGCCGGTTTCAAAAGTTTGAAGATAACGCTTCCATCCTGTTCCGCCAGCGTCAACAATTGCTTTATCAATTGGGTCTTTAATAGCAGACAACACGCTTGCGGTTAATTTTTGTTTAGCTTTAGGGTCCATTGAGCCAAACATATCGTCAATCTTTTGACTAATCCCGCTTTTACGAATGCTATACAAAGCGCGCGCATCCGCAACTCCACCGTTGGCTTCTGCTGCGCGGATAAAGTCGTCTTTTAAACCTTGTAAAACATTTAACAATTGAGACTCACCAAATAAATTTGGATCGGCTAATTTGACGTTAATGGTGTCAACAATAGGGTTAATGTTAAGAGGCTTAAGCCCATACGATTCAAGGCTACCAATTTGGTTTAACAGAAAATCTCGCTCTGCTTGACGTTGCGTTTTAATAACGCCCATAGTGTCTGCCAAAACGTCAAACTCTGCTGCGCGTGTACCTTGTGTAAGAAACCCTGGTGCGCCTGCTTCGGCTCTAACGCCGGCTTGCGCAGCATCAGTTGCCGCTCGTCCTTGACCTTGCAACGCGCTAACCATAGACCCTTGTTTTTGTTCAATTCTTGGTTGCAATTCTGAAATTGTTTTTTGAGCTTGATTTGCTGCCGTTAATTCTGTATCCATCATTGGTGTAGTAACTTTAGCCAATTCATTTTTGGATTCAATTTGCGCTCTACGCGCAGCGGTCTGTGTGCTGCCGCCAGCCATTGCAGCCAACTGGTTAGTTTGCGCAAGTTCTTGCGATTCCATGAGCAAACGGTACGCTGACTTTGTGTCCATCTTCTCAGCAAGTTTGCCAAGCGCCATAAACGGATCGGCGTTAATGCCTGCTTCTTGCAACGCTTGCACAGCGGTAATGCCTGGACGCGCTTTTGACAAAGCAAGCATTGCTGGTTCAAGTTGGTCTTTAAGTGTTTCACGAACAATGTTTGCTGCACGAACTTCCGCTGCGCGGCCTGTAATAACATCTTTAGTAAAACCAAGACCTTTTGCAAATTGTTTTAAAACAGGGGCTGCAACAGTTGGGATTGCCGCGCCAACCGCCGCGCCCATACCCGTGTCTTCTGGGTTAACCAAGCCTGCGCTTGCACCGCCTGTTACCGCACCGCCCGTACCTCGAACACCTAAATCAATTGCACGGGCTGCGCCAGTAGCCGGCGCAAGGCCGGTTCTAAAGCCAGCGGATTTAATAGACTCAACAATTGGTGCAGCAACGCCCGCCATTTTTAACGGCGCAGCTACCACCGCGCCAACAGGCGCAGTAGAGACAATGTTGCCTGCAAGACGACCGCCGCCAGCCAACATGCTTTGCCCGTAGGTTTGTTCATACTCTCTAGCACTTCTTGCAGCCGCTTCATCGACACTAGCGCGAGTGTTTGTGCCGGCGAGATAATCGACAGCGCTTGCGCCGCCTTTAATCAATGTATCGGTTACGTCCTTAAAACCGCGATAAACGCCGGCAGGCGCTTGCATAACCTCTTGCATAATAGTGCGCTCTTGAGGCATACCTTCGCCAGACTCAACCCCAAACTTGGTGCGAATTGCGCGTTGTGTATCAGCGTTAGCCTTGGCGTAATTTTCATCAGACGCAACGTGCTTATCAAAAATAGCGCGTTTTGTTGCAGCGTTTGCATTAATGTAATCTGGGCTTTTAAGAATTTCAGAGGCGTTAACCATATCGTGCCTTTATTTAAGCCAAGGATTTTTGTCGTCAATACCAGATTTTACTTTACCTGTCTTGGTGTATTGACCAGGCTTATAGTTTACGTTTGGCACATCTTTATATTGAGGCGCCAATGTTTCTACGTCGGCGCCGTATTGACGTTCAAACCCATCACGCATACGAGAAACAATGCTCATCGCTTGTCTTTCTAACTGTTCAATCTGCTCAAGGTTGGCTGTTGCTCCGCCTGCAAGGTCTAAAACCGCAATTTGGTTAGCCAAAATTTGCCATTCTTGGTTCGCAATAGAACCAATTGCGCCGCCCAAAGATGCGTTAGCTTTAGCAATTGCTGTAACTTTACCTTTAAGATTGTTAAACCTTGCGTCAGCCACTTGGGCTTCTTTAAATAATGAAGGTGTACGCGCGTCAACGGGTCCGGCTACTTTTTCTAAGCTGCTACTTCTAACGGCGTCAATAGACTCTAGCAATTCGTTCGTCTGCCCAACAACACGTTGAAGCGCCTCAAAGTCTTTGCTTATCTCGCCTTTCAGTTTTTGCTTTTGAGCGGGCGTTAAGTTTTCTGTACGCGCAACGCCAAACACGCCTGGCGCACCCAAAGTAGTACCTTGCTGATATACGCGCGCGTCTACTCTTAACTTTTGACCTGGGGTAGCAGGATCGTCAACTTCAGTAAGCGTAGGTGCAACTGGAGCGCGATATGGTTTAAGAAGAGTTGGTTGTTGATTTAAAGTAGCTGCGTTAGCTACAGTTGGTGCGCCAGGCTGATTAGGCGCAGTAGGCGCCAATGCGTTAACAGATGACGTAGGTTGCGTTGTCATCATTAAATTATTGACAGCGCTTGGTTGCGCAACGGGGGCTGCTGGTGCACCAGGTTCTGGTGCCATGCCAACAGGGCGTGCGGAATTGGGATTAAACTTATTAACACCATAAAAACCGTTTTCGCCTTGAAGGTACTGAAGTTCTTCACGCGCTCTTTTATCTAAAAGGTCTTGACCGCGGATTGACGCGCCGTAAGTCATATTTTGACCGCGCTCTTTTGTTACGTTAGTAACAATTTGGTCAGCAGTTAAGCCAAAGTTTTTTTGGTATTCTTTAAACGCAACAGGGTCAGTAGGGATCGCCGCAAGAGCTTTATCCACAGGCACAAACGTAGATAAAAGTTTTCCAGCAGGAGAGCTGTATACGCCTTTCATGTATTCTGCCAAAGAAGCAGGGTCTTTAGCCATGTACACGTTTTGTTTTGCGGCGCCAAGAGCGTCTAGCTGCATTTTTAAATCACGCTG